TGTTGCGCTGCAAGTAGCGCCTTGATTGCTGTGTCACTCATGTTGTTCTCCTTGTTATACGCAATGCGCCGCGCTTATCGCGTTTGATTGTTAGCTGGTCACAGTAAACTTCTCGTTCGTTATCACCGACCATATCTTTGATTTGTTTTTTCGCTGAGTCAAAGTCTTTGGCGGCTGCTTCTGTTTCACAGTAGGTAATAGCGGCGTCCATAAATTGATTGTCTGTGGTGGCGTCACGCTTGACCATGTTGTCCACCGCGATTTTGTCAGTCCCAAGTTGTATCGGCTGGTCATTACCAACTGGCTCTTCATCGCGATGCACGTAACCCCAGAAGTCTGACACCACTGCCCACATAGAATCGAAATACTCTTTGTTGCGGCTAACATATGCCGACTCCCATTTGTTATTACCAAAGATAACAGATAGATACGCACCATCTGCATTTGCAAGCTTTATATATAGCTGCACTTGCGGCATGTAGTATTCGATTACCTTGTCTAAGGTATTGTAAGCATTGGTGTGCTTGGCTTCGACAATGTGGGCATCGTGTTGCTGTTGAAAGCTGGTGCTATTACTTGATTCAGTGTAAACCATAGCATCAAATGTACCTTTGGCTGGTATACCATTGATATTGTCTTCTTCAGATAGCTGCTTGTTGTGTAGATCATAGCTATACTCGTGAGCAAACCAATCTAAGTTAAAGTTCTCAGTGTGTACGCCCATCTGCACTGCGATGTTGCGTGATAAATCATCAGGCTCAACGCGGCCTGTCTTGACCTGCCATAATTCTAACCAGTTCCCCTGCATTATTTTTACGCAGTCGGAACCACCTATGAAACCCTTGCGTTCCATGTTGTTCTCCTTTGTTATCTGGTACTAACCTACTGCTTAAATGCAGCTTAGGCAATATGAAGTGACGTTACGTCACTCGAACTTTCCGTACTTCTCGAAGTCTTCTTCTCCAAGCTTTTGGAATTTCTTGAGGCGCTTCTTTGTTTCGCCTTTGAGGTAAGGCTCACCAACAGCGTCACCATTACGAATCCTATTTGCTATAACCTTATCGCTTTCTAACTCATAGCTGGATCGCTTGTACTCACGCGCTTGAACTGGAGAGCTTGAAGCTTTGCTAACATGAGCATCCCATACTGATATGCCTGCTGCATCGCCTACTTGTTTTGGTTTATAACTCATGGTTTGTGTACCCCTTGAAAAATAACTACAGCGTTATCGCCCTTAAATTCATTTATAAATTCTTCTTTAGCTATGCGCTCTGCGTTTTCTAAAGAGTCAGCAACAATTACTATCTCCTTAGAAATAACGCCTTCAACTGTGAGCGAGTAAGCAAGTGGATATGCTTGAGTCATAATTATCCCCTTACTTTTGATGGGCTATAATACTGTGCCACTCTAGCACCGTTGTGCGTTTCAACCATTACCTTCTCAATTTCCATACCCTCGTCTTTAAGATCTTTGATTCGCGCTGCTAACCTAAAGCAACCAAATGTTTGGAGGGCATCAATTGCTGTGATGCGGTAGCCTAACTTGAGATATGCTTTGATCTCATTCGCTTGTGATACTGACATGTTGTTCTCCTTAGATAAGTTTCTCTTTTGCATAGAGCGCAATCAGTGCGGCTTCTGCCCGACCATCATCCTTCTTGCGCTTAAATAAGTCTGCGTTATTAGGGAAGCGTTCCATTGCTAGCTCCCTGCTTTGGTTCTTGTCTTTAGTTAAGCCAAAGTATTTCTTCCATTGCTGTGGTCGAACGTATTTTAAGGGTAAGGCTGATGCTACGAGTGCCATTTCCAATTGACCAAAACCCTGACCGAATCTAAATGTGCTGCTAACACCTTGATTAGGCATAGCACTTACAAGCTCAACCGCTGCAAGAGATAGTCTGTTTTGTCCGTTGCCTAATATTGAAAGCAATTTGGGAAGATTGATAAGGGTTTTTCCTTTTGGAGATTTAATTACAGGAATATCATGAACGATTAGGCTGTTTAATTCAGTATCATATATACTAACTGCGCCTGTAAATCCTGGGTCTACTCCATAGATAAGCATGTTGTTCTCCTTACCAATCAACAGATGGCTTAGTGTTTGTTTGGATGCTGTCTTCCCACGCGCCAGCTTGTAGCTTGACGCTAGGTTTTCTTATTCGTTTAGGTTTAATTGTTTTGGTCGGCGGCTTGATCTTAGATACTGCTTCTTGCCAAAGGTCTTGATCGTAACAATTCATGCAGACGTACCAATGTTTCTCCATTGATCCGCCGTAACCTTTAAGTATTGCTACATAGAAATAAGATTTTTCTTTGCATCCTATACAAAGAGCTGTCTTACCTTTCTGTGATCGTGATGTCATAATTTAATGCGTCCAACCAACAGGTCAGCATAAATCCAGACGGAATTCGTTTATGTGTTTCCCATTTGTGAATCAATGATGCCGTACATCCTATGTTATAAGCCAATTCTTCCTGACTTAACTTTTGATTTGATCGCGCGTCTATCAACTGGCTTACCATCAGCGCGTAATCTTTTGGTATCTTTAGCGGCTTGCTGTATTTTGCGGACTTGTTCGATGGCATGATGTACCTTTAATGCAGTATAATACCGTATTTCTGTGGTCCCATTAACTGTTCTGTAATACGTTGAGGTCGGGATGTTTGCCCGACTGAACGCTCTAAGCAAAGGAACATTAGCGCTTTTTGCTTGGTCTAATAGCATTTGTAAATACGATTTCATACTGCATCAATGCAGGTAACTACTCCTCATTGTCAAGTTCGAGGTCACAATCATCCATCTCAACTTCGCCAGTTCCGTTACATTCAGTGCAAGTCTTAGTGATGATATCCATTTCTCCTATATCTCGGTTGAAGTTTTGAGGCTGTGGCTTTTCAACTTGGAAGTCTCCATCTCCTGTGCATGAAGGGCATGTAACCCTGATGCGGCGAAGCAAGTGACTGTTGATTAACTTAATCCTCTTCATAAGGAAGCTCCTCTTCTAGATGTGGCGGCAAGTAATTCTTTTCCCATGCCTTTGTGCCACGTTGAATAAACTTATCTCTGTTAAACTTTGGATTAGTTTTCTCAAGCTCATCTGCAATGCTAAGAAGATTAGTAGGCCACGGTACTAATGGCCCAAGCGTATCGGCTAGATACTCAAAGTGTTGGCGTGACATACGCATTACATTCTCCTTAAATTACGTTGAATCCTGTCATTGACTTAAACAAGTTGTGATTCATGGCGCTGCTGATGGCTGCTTCACGATTGTACTTAGCTACTTGAGGTGAGCGCAGATCATTGGTGTGTGTGGCCCAATGAGTAAGGCAGTTATACAATGCCCACTTGTTGGCGCCGAGTGCTGAGCGTTCGTTCTGCCAGCCTGAGATAAGATTCTCTAGTTGTTTCTCGTTAGTCTTCTCGACTTGCTTTTGTTTAGTTACCACCTTGCATATGGTTGATCTAAAGAACTGCTCAACCTGATCGTCATTTAATCTAGTTTGCATCCATGATTGCCATTCCTTGCTGCGTCCCATGAAATGCTCAGCACCACCGATGATCTTGGATGCGCTGCCTTCTACATTAACAGAAGCTGTGTGCTTGAAGCGTGAATTGGCTATAGCATCTGCTGTTGTGCATCCATTCAAGCAAAACAATCTCATGCCATTTGCCTTCTGAGAAAAGGGCCATGCTCCATCGTAGCTATTAAAGAAGCTGACTCTGAATTGAACGTAGTCATCTACTGCTGGCTCTTGCACTAGATCAGGGAAGATTATCTCACCTCTTAACTTGCGTCCGTCTTCCATGACATCAACGCTGACTGTGTAATCGCTAGTTAGATTGCTTGCTTTAACTCCGTCAATGATTGAGTTGACCACATCATCATGCGGTATCATCTTGTATCGGCTGCCGTGCATACCAAGCGTAGCGCCTGTGTCTGTACGCACGATGCACTTGTGATCTGGAATGAGCTTCATGTCTTTAGTGTAGACAGGCTGCTCTTCCACTGGAAAGTTGTAGTTGTTTGTTTGAAAGTCTAGCATGATGTGTTCTCCCTTTCGTCACGCATTGGTTTGTATTTAAAGTCTAAAGAGTTGCGATCATCAGCAAAGCATCTGACCTCAAAACTTACGTTTGATTTATTAATTATCTTTATCGATCTTACGACAAAACCATCGTAAAGAATCTCGCTTATTTGGATGTCATCTACATCAGATATTGTTAACTGCATGTTCTATTCTCCCTAGAACTTTAATTAAACTTTATTCATTACATTATATGGCGGGACGCTTTTTACAATTAATGAATTGGCAAAACCCCTTAGGTTACGCAGCGTAATAATAAGTGTGGATTACCACGGCTGCACAGAAGATGAGCGTGATTGCCGTGATGAGTTTATCTTGTAGGTCACCCATGAGGTGTCTCCTTGTTGACAGAGTTGACAGAGTTGAGTTGAGAGTAGAGGGGAGCCGAAGCCCCCCTTGGTGGGTGACTTACGCCACCCTCGCTCTCAGGTTGCTGAAGTTAGCTGGTTTGGCAGCTTTGGTTGGGGCGGTGCGCTTGGCCTGCCATACTTCACCGTGTGTCAGTGCAGCGAAGACTTCACAGTCTGCATTGTGGCGGGTTTGAAGCTCGTCAAGCTCTGGCATTAGTGTGTTGATCCAGCGTTCGGTGCGTTCCATAGCGTAGCCGTTAGCCTCTTCGACTGCGATGTCGTACTCTGCAAGTGAGTCAGCAAGCTGCTTCTTCTTGAAGGTGAGGCTGTTGTTGGATGTGTAGCAGGCGTCGCGACCTAAACCGATGAGGAATTTATCGTTGATGATTGGACCGTCAGCTGATGGCTTATCAGTAGTATGATAGTTAATAACTTCTAGTTTAAGCTGAGCCAATTTGGATATCTTTGTCATTTCCTAGTTCTCCTGTTAGTCGAGAGGACTGCCCTCTCGATGAAGACCTAATAGCGAACCCTGAAACGCCAACGGCGCTTGCAGTTCGCAAGGGCGCAGAGCGGAGCGTCCCTTGCGAACTGTTGAAGGAGGGCGATATGCAGGGCGAAGAGAGAGGGTAGTCTGATCGACGGGATAACGACGGCAATGACGTATCTAAGTTGGTGAAGCTTGAACGTAGCAGTTTTGTTGTAGTATGTGTTTAGCGCGTCAATAGCTGAACGAGGTAGTATGATACCTATTTGAGGGTGTGACGCTACGTCAGGGATTGACACGCCGCTGAGAAATAGTGCCTGCTGGGGGGAGAGAGGGAGAGGGGGGCAAGCAATGGGATATATGGATGGTATGTACGGATGAGTAATGTTCCGATTACAAGAAAGCTGACTACGAAACAGACAGCGTTAGTGGACACGATTGTAGCAAAAGGTTGTACTCTAGCAAAGGCAGCGGAGCTAGCTGGATATAGTAGCGGTGAGTCAGGAAGAGTAACTGCAACCAAGACGATGAAGCTGGCACATGTGCAACAGTATCTCATGCAGCGGATGAATGAAGAGTTTGGAATGAGTGCTACTCTAGCAGCGGGAACTATACGCAGGCTAGCCACAGGAGCCAAGTCAGAGTACGTTCAGCTAGAGGCGAGTAAGGATTTGCTAGACCGCGCTGGGTACAAGCCGATAGACAGGTCACAGGTGCAGGTAGCTGGTGATATACGAGTGCAGATAGATCTTGGCTAGGTAAATGAAGGCTGGTAAACGCGTACATAGGTGGTGGGGGGTTAAAAACTAGCAGTAGTATGTTAGCTAGTGGTCCCACACACCAGCGATAGTTAAAAAAGGTTCGCTTCTGCAAATATTTATCTGGTATAGGGTACGATTATGAAGACAGCAGCTTGGACAAGGAAAGAGGGGAAGAACCCCAAGGGTGGCTTGAACGCCAAGGGTCGTGCTTCTTATAAGAAGGGGACGTTGAAGGCTCCTGTTAGGGCTGGGGACAATCCCAGAAGGGCTTCGTTTCTTGCTAGGATGGGCGGAATGAACGGGCCTGAGCGTGATGCTAAGGGTAAACCCACTCGGCTTCTTCTTAGCTTAAAGGCATGGGGCGCTTCGTCCAAAGCTGATGCAAAGAAAAAGGCTGCTTCTATTAGCGCCAGAAATAAAGCTAAGAAGGATTAATTAATGGCTTGGTATTTAACGAGCGGTGAGCTTTACACAGGCGACACCCACGAACTTGCGGGTACAATCTACAGTGGCAAAACCCGAAACGCTTTCTCCCGACGTTTAATTGAGGGCGATGAACCCACACGTACCCGCAAGACCAACGGTCAATTAGTAGGTGACGATCCTTCGACGCCAGACATTAACGAGGCTTTTTCTCAGCCCAAGCCCACTAAGAAAAAGAAGGCGAAGAAGACTTGAGCTTTATAAATACCCTTTCGCAGAACGAGCGAGATACTTTACGAACGGTTGTTCGCACTGTGCATATGAAGCATTACCCCAAGGATTTCATTAACCAGTACGAGACTGACAAGCTGATTGAGTCTCTTGGGCCGGAGGTTGCTGAGAGCATGATCCGCCTTGGCGTTGATAGAAGGTTGCAGCAATTATGAAGAATACCCTTTATGGAAATATTAACGCCAGAAAACGGAAGGGTACTAGCCGCCCTAAGTCTAAGTCCACCATTAGCAAGAGCGCGTACTCAAATATGAAGGCTGGTTTTCCAAAGAAGAAGAGCCTTCTGAAGCGAGACATTTAAAGGAACTTTACAATGGGTGAGCTAATTCCATTTGACCCTAAAAAGCATAAGCCAATAAAGCTTCCCGACAATCGTGGGGCTACTGAATACTTGGCAAGCGAAACTTCCCCAGAGGGTACAGCTTGGAATATTCCGACTATATGGTTTGACTCCGAAAGCAATAAGCCAACATTACTTACTGGCGACAAGGCTTGGAATGCGGCTGCTGCTTACGAAGAAAGAAGCGGGAAGAAGTTCCCAAGGTTTGATTCTATTAATAGTGCAGTTGAGGCAGCAAAGTCTAGAAGCTCAAAGGGCGGTGCTTCCAAAAAAAGCCTGATAGAACGTAGTGACTGACTTTAAGTACAAACCTGATGGCGTTGTCGTTAAGAAGTTCATGAAGGACGATACCTTTTTTCGTGGCATCCGTGGGCCAGTAGGTTCGGGCAAGTCTGTTTCCTGTTGCGTTGAGATATTCCGTCGCGCACTAGCTCAAGAGCCTAACAAGAATGGATTGCGGCGTAGCAGATGGGCAATTATTCGGAACACAAACCCGCAGCTAAAGACCACAACCATTAAGACTTGGCTTGATTGGTTCCCCGAATCCGATTGGGGTAGGTTTACTTGGTCAGTTCCGTACACGCACAACATTAAAAAGGGAGACTTGGAGCTTGAAGTTATCTTCTTAGCCCTTGATCGGCCCGAAGATGTTAAGAAATTACTATCCCTTGAGCTTACTGGCATATGGATTAACGAGGCTAGGGAAGTTCCCAAGTCCATTATCGACGCCTGCACCATGAGAGTTGGGCGCTTTCCTTCTATGCGTGATGGCGGCGCTACTTGGACAGGCGTAATAGCAGATACCAACGCACCAGAGGAAGATCACTGGTGGCCCATTATGTCAGGTGAGGTTCCTGTACCAGACCACATCCCTAGAGAACAAGCTAAGATGCTAGTGAAGCCAGACAACTGGTCGTTCTACACGCAGCCCCCTGCAATGACTGAGATTTATGACGAGATAGGTGAGGTGGGCGACTACAAGTCCAGCAAACTGGCAGAGAACTCTAAGTATATGCGGAAAGATTACTACTTAAACCTAATCCGTGGTAAGACTAAGAGTTGGATAGACGTTTATGTGATGAATAAGCTTGGTTCGATCCAAGACGGGAAGCCAATATACCAGATGTTTGCTAGAGATATGCACGTTGCGAAAGAAGAAGTCCCGATTGCAGCGGGATTGCCTGTGTATGTGGGCTTGGACTTTGGTCTAACGCCAGCCGCTACAATTGGGCAAAAGGTTAGAGGAAGATGGCTAGTGCAAGCAGAGCTTGTGGCCTTCGATATGGGTATTGTTAGGTTTGCGGAGGTACTTCGTGAAGAACTTGCTACACGTTTCCCCGAAGCTTCTGAAGTTTTTATATACGGCGACCCCGCTGGTGATTTCCGTGCGCAAACGGACGAGACAACACCCTTCCATATACTCCGAGGCGCTGGCTTGCGTGCTTTCCCAGCCCCTTCCAACTCAGTTGACTTGCGTCTTGAATCTGTTGCATCCCAGCTACAGAAAATGAGTGATGGTAAACCTGCTTTCTTGATAGACCCCAGATGCCAGCAACTAATTAAGGGCTTTGAGGGTGGCTATCAGTATAAACGCATGGAGGTTTCTGGCGAAAGGTACGCCGACAAGCCTGATAAGAACATGTATTCCCATATTCATGACGCCCTTCAGTACATGATGCTCGGCGCTGGTGAGGGCAGGGCGCTAATGAACAGTCAAAAACCTGCACAACCTACTGTTGCTGGGCGTTCATTTGATGTATTTGCAAAGAAGAGGCCACAGCGCAGGCAAGGTCTTTGGTCTAGGATGTAATTGTGCGTTGATTTTATTTTGGTTCTGTGAATATGCAGGGGCAGATACAGAGGGATTTTTTTTATGTGTTTAGGCAAAAAGAGCAAACCTGCAGCGGTTGTTGATACAGCAACAATAGAATCAGAGCAGGCCGCGCAAAAAGCAGCAGCAGACGAAGCAAAAGCCGCATCGCAGGCAGAAGCAGCGAAGGCTCAAGCGGCGGCAATTGAAGCGGCTAAGGCGGAAGCCATTGAAGTATACAAGGCTGAGCAAGATACTAAGCGCCAAAGTGAGATGGCTAAGTCAGTAAGTACTGAAGAAGAATTATTTAAAGCAGCAGAAGATAAAGCCGCCGCAGATAATCTAACGGCGCAACAGCAAAAAGAAAGAGAAGAAACATTAAAGCTTATACAGTCTTTGCAAACAAACCAAAAAAGTTTGATAGCGGCTCAGTCTTCCTACATGCAAAAGCAAACTGAAGAAGCAGAATCTGAAAAAGAAGTCGGCCCTGTGTTGAGCGCCGCCGCCGAGCGCCAGAAACGAATTTCAAAGTTTGGTTCAATGGCAACAAGAAATCGTATGTCTCGTCGTTCTGGCTCAAAGAGTCGCCGCAGTCTTATCACAGGACTTGGGGGTGGCATCGGTTATTATGATAGGTTCGCAAACTAATGGATAATGTAGCGCAGAAGTATATGAAGCTATACGACACGGCAAAGGCAAAGCGTGAAAACTTTGTGCCGCTGTTCGATGAGTGTTATGAATATGCGCTACCACAGCGCGAATCTTTTTATTATGAAGCAAACGGTCAACGTCGAGATGATAGAATATTTGACGAAACTGCTGTAGTTGGCGTTCAAGAGTTTGCGTCAAGGCTTCAGTCTGGCCTTGTGCCAAACTTTGCTAGGTGGGCTGATCTGACAGCAGGCTCTGAGATACCTAAGAACGAAAGAGATTCCGTTAACAATGATCTTGATGATGTAACCGATTACGTCTTTGAGGTTATACAAAACTCTAACTTCTCACAGGAGGTTCATGAGTCATTTATGGACTTGGCTGTGGGTACTGGCGTTTTAGTTTGCGAAGAAGGCGATTCGCTTAATCCAATTAACTTCTCGGCAATTCCCTTGCCCCATGTTGTCTTAGACACTGGACCTGATGATAAGATAGATCACGTTTTTAGAGAACGTAAGAACATTAAGTTTGGTCAGATCATGGTTCTGTACCCAAAGGCGAAGATGCCGCCCGACTTAATGAACCAAGTGCAAAACTCTCCAGAAAAAACAACTACTATTCTTGAGATTGTTTGTCGTGACTACAGTAAAGTAAATGAAGAAGCCTACCTTAGCTATGCTATCTGCATGACAACTAAGTCTGTAGTTTACTCAAAAGATATGAATGGAATTGGTTCTAATCCCTTTATTTGCTTCCGTTGGTCAAAGTGTGCTGGTGAAGTATATGGTCGGGGTCCACTGATTAACGCCCTTTCTGCTATTAAAACCACAAATCTTACGATTGAGTTAATTCTTGAAAATGCACAGATGGCAATCTCTGGTATTTATCAAATGGAAGATGATGGCGTTATAAACCCTGATACTATCAATCTCGTTCCAGGAACTATCATACCAAAAGCTATGGGTTCGTCTGGTTTGCAGCCTATAAAAGCTGCTGGAAGCTTTGATGTAGCACAGCTTATACTTTCAGACATGAGGCTAAATATTAAAAAGGCTCTCTACAACGATATGCTTGGGAATCCAGATCGCACTCCCGCTTCTGCCACAGAGGTTGCGGAGCGTATGGCTGACCTGTCTCGTCGTGTTGGTTCTGCCTTCGGTAGACTGCAAGCTGAGTTAGTACAGCCCGTATTGCAGCGCGTAATCTACATTCTAAAGAAGCAAGGCCGCATTGATCTGCCTACAGTTAACGGGCGTGAAGTTAAAGTCCGCTCTGTTTCTCCACTAGCGCAGGCACAAGCAAACTCTGACATTACATCCATTGCACGGTTCATGGAACTAGCACAATCTTCCTTCGGTCCAGAAATGACACAGGTGCTAATCAACTCAGAAGAAGCTGCTGCATATCTTGCGAAAAAATTTGGTGTACCAGATAACTTGATTCGCGACGAATCAGAGCGTAAAGAAATAGTTGCAATGATGCAGCAAATGTCACAGCCACAACAAGCTGGATTGGAGGCTGCGCCACAAGAGTTGGAGTAGACTTGGAAAAATCAAAAATTCATGTGGGCGTTGACGGTATTCAGCGCCCGTTGCAGAGCGATAGAGAAATCAGTCTTAATGTCGCTGAAGTATTTGGATCTCCTTCGGGTAAGGCGGTACTAAAATATCTTCGGTCTATTACCATCGAAATGGTTAATGGCCCAAACGTATCAACAGAAGAGTTGCGACACTTAGAGGGACAGCGTTATGTTGTTGGCCTTATTGAGTCTCGTATTAATCATTCCCATAAGGTGAAAAACAATGTCTGAACAAAGCACACTTCTTGAACAAACACCTGAGACAGAAGCGCAAACTGAAGGTCAGGTTGACGTAGCGGAAAGCACTTCGGCAGAAGCCGAAACACAGTCTAGTAATGATCTTCTTGCTGGCAAGTACAAGACAGCAGAGGATTTAGAGAATGCCTATAAAAGCCTTGAGTCTAAGATAGGTGAGAAGGAAGAAGCCATTCGCGAAAGGCTCAAGGAAGAGATGAGCGCACCTAAAGAGGGTGTTCCAGCTACATCTGGTGAGTATGAGATACCTGACTTTATTGAAGAAGAAGAAGCACTCGCTAGTGACGCACTAAAAAACTGGGCAGATCACTGCCTTGAAAGCGGATATAACCAAGAAGAGTTTAAAAGAGGTATCGAACTCTACATGGAGGCAATGCCACAGACGCCCAACCTTCAAGAAGAGGCTAAGCAACTTGGAGAAGGTGCGAACTCTAGGATTGAAGCTGCATCTCTTTTTGCAAATAAGTTTTTCCCCCAAGACGCAATGTCAGCAGTAGAGCGTATGTGCGAAGGGGCTGACGGGATCATTGCGCTTGAGGCGATTATGTCTGCAATGAAAGATCCGTCTGTAAATATAGAAACTGGAACCGCAGATTCATTAACGGAGAACTCGTTAAATGAAATGATGCGAGATGAAAGATACTGGAACCCTCGCGTAAGAGATGACAACTACGTTAAGCAAGTACAGTCTGGTTTCAAAAAACTTTATGGATGATTTAAAGGTTATGCAGCGGGGCAAGTTTTATCTTACCCCGTTGCAATATAATCATGTAGAAGAGATCTGCTCCAACCTTCCACCAGAGGGCTTACATGATATTTATTGCTTGGGATATGACAGCCCAAAAGAAGCTATTCTAGAAATGATGGAAAACTCCGAGGTATATATTGTAAAGAGCAAAGACGGTCCGATACTATGCGTAACGGGCTTAGTCTTTGATAATACAATAGAATGGCCTCAGTTCTTTTGTATATTTACGAATGAAGTAAAGGAAAACCTTCGCTTGCTTGTTATTGGTTCGCGTATGGTAATCAGATTCTTTGACAAAACTCACCCGCAGCTTTGCATGTCTATATCTTCAGACTTTCCTATAATGCTTAATTGGGCGGCGTCACTTGGGTTTGAAGCTGTTGGGTTTTCTGAAGCCACTGATTGCAAATATATTGATTTTGTGCGTTGCAATCCAATAGGAAAAAGTGTTTCACATAAATCATCAAGGCCCGTAATGCACTGAGAAGCCCGAAAGGATACCTTCGTTGAAGATGTTGACTGGATACCCAAGATGCAAACCAGATAAACTTTAACAAAGGACTGTTCAAATGGCTAATACAATTGATGTAGCATTTATCAAACAGTTTGAAACCGATGTGCATCTTGCTTATCAGCGCATGGGTTCCAAGCTTCGCAATACAATTCGTACTACAAATACCTCTGCTTCTGTATCCCGCTTTCAAAAAATCGGCACAGGTGCGGCATCAACCAAAGCGCGCAATGGCAACATAAGCGTTATGGAACTTGCGCACACCACAGTTGAAGCAACAATGGCTGACTTCTACGCTGCTGAGTACATCGACAAACTTGACGAGTTGAAGATGAACATTAACGAGCGCCAAGCTGTTGCCGAATCTGCCGCTTCTGCTCTAGGTCGCAAGACTGATGAGATCATCATTACTGCGTTAGACGCTGGTGCAAGTGCAACTCAGATTGCCGACACATCAGGGGCTTTGGCTAAGGCTGATCTACTTACATTGTTCCAAACATTTGGTGCAGCAGACATTCCAGAAGACGGTCAGCGTTATCTCGCTATGTCCCCTGCTGGTTTTGCTGACTTGTTTAACATTGTTGAGTTTGCCTCTTCAGACTACGTTGGTCCGCAACAGCTTCCATTTGCTGGTGGCATGACAATGAAAGAGTTCTTGGGGTTCAAGATCTTCTCAACGTCTGCTGTAGCTGGTGGCAAGAACTATGCTTACCACACTCGCGCTGTTGGCTTGGGCGTTAACTCTGACGTTAAGACTGAAGTTAACTATGTACCTGAGAAGGTCGCACACCTTGCAACGTCAATGATGTCTATGGGTTCCGTTGTGATTGACAGCACTGGTGTATACGAAGTTCTAGACAACAACTAAACTGATCGGGGGGAGGAAACTTCCCCCTGTCTTCCTGTTCGGAGGATTTACATGGCTGTTCTCAGCACTTCTGCCAACACCCCGATTGACGTATCTAGTCGCGCTCTCATCTTAATTGGTGCGGAGCCTATTACTTCTTTTGAGGATGGGACAAACGAATCTCTTGTTGCAGCCAATATGTATGAAGATATAGCTAGGGCATCACTGGTAAACTGCCGTTGGCGCTTCGCCACTAACCAAGCAGTTCTTAATCGACTATCTGAAAAGCCAACTGGTAGGTATGATGCTGCATATCAGATCCCATCTGGCTCCCTTATGCTTCACGCTGTTACTGTTAATGCGTTTAACATTGAATATCAGACTTATGGGGATAAGATCTTTTGCGACACAAGCAACACTTCAGAGGTAGTGCTCGACTATACTTTTAGAGCTAGTGAGCAAGATTGGCCTTCCTACTTTGTTATTGCAGTTCAATTTGAATTAGCTTCTGTCTTTGCGTCTTCTCTGGCACAAGATGCTAGCTTAGCCCAACTTATGGGGCAGCAAGCTCAACTAACAATGATGAGAGCTAGAACTTTAGACTCGCAGCAGCAAACTACCCGCAAGCTTTCAACGTCAAGGTTTATTGCTGAAAGGCGCAGTTAATGCAGAAGGTAAGAGTTCCAGTAACAAACTTTTCTTATGGAGAAGTTAGCCCTTCTTTGTACTCCCGTACCGACTCAGCGGTTTACACGGGGTCAGCACAACGCATTGAAAACTTCTTTCTTCGCGCAGAGGGCGGCGTAATTAAAAGGGCTGGTCTTAGAGCGGTTTATAGAAATGACGTTGTAATAAACACAGCGAAAACACAGCAGTCACGACTGTTGCCTTTTATATTCTCTGACGATGAGCGTTATGTTGTTTCGCTTGAGCATCAAAAGATAAAGTTTTTCTTTATTGATCCAATAACTGGCGTTTTAGATATTGTTACAACCCTAACCCAAGACATAAATAGTAACGCTTTAAAGTTTACTGACACTTTTTTGCATGAGTATACCTTTGCTCAAGCTGGTGACGTTATGTTTATCTGTCACCCTACATTTATGCCTCAACAAATTGTCCGTACAGCACTTAACTTATTTCAAATAGAGCCTTTTGTTTTTGACGCTAGATCTGATTTAACTAAAATATATCAACCCTATTATAACTTTCACCGTCAAGGGACTACCTTGGGGGTTTCAGATGTCACGGGCAATGGGGTTACTTTAACTACGTCCGATCCTTATTTTGCTACAAACGGAGATCACGACGGAATTACTCTGCGTTACCACGGCGCTGAAATTGAGATCACATCCGTTCAAAGCACAACCCAAGCTACCGGAAATATCTTTGATACCTTAACGGTTAGATTGGCAATCAATTCCTTTAGCACAACGGAAGGCCAAGCCGACATTGAAGTAACAATGGTTAAGCATGGCTTTTCAGTTAATGATGCCGTTACTGTTTCTCATTCTGGTTCAGTAGGGGGAATCTCTAATAACCAAATAAACGGTAGCCGCACTGTAGCTGAGATTATAGACAACGATAAGTTTGTTATTACAGCTGGGGCTAATGCTAACGCTTCTGCAATTGGTGGGGGTACGCCAAAGTTTACAACAAAAGCTCCGACTACTTCTTGGGAAGAGCAATCATATTCTGCACTTCGAGGTTTTCCAGGAGCTGTTACATTCCACCAGAACCGTTTAGTTTTTGGCGGGACTTTATCGCAACCAGATTCAATGTGGTTTAGCAAAAGTGCAGAGTATTACAACTTTGATGTTGGAACTGCAAAAGATGATGAGTCCATTCACGTTACCGCAAGCGTTGGCGAGATTAACCAAATTCGTCACTTAGTGTCTAATCGTGACCTACAAGTCTTTACAGCGACTTCAGAAATGTATGTTCCAGCATTCAGCAATCAGCCAATCACCCCAACAAACATTATTGTTAGGAGGCAAACGCCATTCGGCTGTGACTTTGTTCGCCCTCAAGCCTTAGATGGCGCCACTTTGTTTGTGCAAAAGGGAGGGGCAATTGTAAGGGAGTATGTATATGCCGATAGTGAAGCCGCTTATGTTGCAAACCCAATTTCTCTTATCTCTTCGCACTTAATAAAAACTCCGATTGAAATGAACACAATGTATGGGGCTATGAGCCGATCCGAAAGCTATGTGTTTGTTACTAATTACAACGGAACAATCTCAGTCTTTAACTCTAATCGGGGTGAAGACCGCGCAGGCTGGACTGAGTTTACAACTCAGGGCTTCTTTAATTCGACTGTAACTATTGATGATCGTGTGTTCGCTAGTGTGATATATGACCAAGGCGATAATGTTGAGGTGTTTGCTATATGCGAGTTCGATGAAGCATATAACACTGATGTTTCTAGTATATACATTGGGACTAATGGAGTCTTTGATGTATCGGATTTCTACGAAAACGGTGCAGTTCTTAACGTCATAGACGGAAACAACTATGTTGGTGAGTTTACGGTTGCTGGTGGGAATATAGATGTATCGGCTATCGACCCGACTTTAGCTCGGGCAGAAATTGGGCTAAAGTTTGATGTAACCTTAACAACAAATCCCTTAGATATTGCTACTGGTTCTGGCCCTGTAACTGGTACGCCACGTCGTATTGGTAGCGTAGTAGTTGACCTTCACGATACTTTGTCTGCAACGGTAAATGGCGCAAACCTAGTTCTGAGAAATGTAACTGATGATCTTTCTTTGCAAGTAAACGCTTTCACTGGAAAGAAAGAGTTCCGCCTTATGGGCTACAGTAGAGACCCACAGATCACAGTAACACAATCTGCCCCACTTGCACTGCAAGTTAATGGCATAGTAGCGGAGTTAACCTTCTAATGGGACTACCACTTTTTCTTGCAGCTGCGTCCACACTATTAGGGATAAGTGCCTCGAGTAAATCAGCACGAGCGCAGCAACTCCAATCGGAGCGACAGGCTCGGCAAATGGAGATTGACCGAAAGATTGCTGAAGCTCAAGCGATCGAGGTCCAAAACCAAAGGATTTATGATTACAACTATGCAAGGTCTACGAACAATGCACAGTTTTCCTTTCAGCTAGGCGGTGGTGAAAGCTCTAGTCTTGCAGCATTCGAGAAGTATCAAGAGTCAACTATGAGTTCCGATATAGCATCAGGCCAAAGGCAATCAGACTTAGAGGGCAGAAGCAGAAATGTTGCAGCAATGATTCAGCGACAGCGTGGAGCTAGTGCTCGTTCCGTTTCTGTAATTAATAATCTGTCTAGCCTTTTTACTCTCGGTTCGCAGATTGCAAAAACATATACGCCAAATGTACAAACGGTATATGACTCTTCAGCGACAAGCATACGACCCGTAAGTCGGTCGTCTTAATTTATAGGGTGTAACTTATGCCAGTAATACGCGAAACACGCAAAATATTTAACCAGCCTATCGGTGTTCGCAGCTTTGACACTGGTGAGCAAGATATTGGTAGGGCAATTTCAAACTTTGCCAACACCGCTGGTGAAGAATTTTATAGCCGCGCAAAGGCAGACGCTCAGAAGTTTGGCGAAGAAGCAGCACAGTCAGTTTCATCGGAAGAGCTTAAAGTATTTGACGGTAAAACGGGTAAGCCAGAGGTGCTGTCTAGCATGGATGGCATGGGCAGCATTGCTTCCGCAGCTTTTGAACAAGTAGTCGAGCGCCGTTTCGTCGACTCAGTTGATAAAGACATCCGCCTTAAATCCGCAGAGCTTGCGTCTAAGTATGAAGACCCCGTGCAGTACCAAAGCATGTTTGAGTCTTATCTTAGCTCTATGGCTAAGGGCGCTGGTAATCGTTTCAAGAATGTTATTGTAGACTCTGGCTCTTACATTATGGGGTCTACAAAAATTCAGCTTGCAGATGCGGCTAGAGCTAAGAGCAGAGCAGCCGCAGCAGCTAGTGTGACCGCAACAAACGATGAGTACGGTGAAACAATCTATGATGTCTCAGCATCAGGACAGCGTGAAGCCGCCGTAGTGATGATAGAAGAGCGCATTACAGCCTCACAGGAGGCCGTACAAGCTGGTCTTTATAAGTCTGGGTATGCCGAGGCCGTAAAGTCTAAACTTGGCGCACAGGCTATGTCTGGTGCGCTGCAAATTGCTATGAAAGATTC